CTTCTTCACACTTGGCACAATCCTGTATCGCTAGACGATAAGACCATTGCCAATGACATAGCGCCTTATGCTCGGCGCTTTACAGGGCTGGAATCTGTGGTCTATTCCAAGCGCACGGCTTCGGCTGTGGCAATGCGCCTATCTCCAGCAGGTATTGCGACCACAGACATCGACGGCGTTGAATATGCGATGAGCTGTGATCAATTGCTTTCGGCTGTGGTCTCAAATCGCCTGCGCCATAAGGGTCAGCCAGAATTTACAAAGCAAATTCTTTCAGCTTCTAAATTGCCCTATGGCGATGGCGCGTGGGTGATAGGTCGGCGAGCATCGAAAGTCGCAGTCTGCGCCACAGTCGCAGCAGCTCTAGTGACACACTTTGCGACACGCCAAGAGACGGAAGTTGATATTTTAATCGGCTAAGCATATAAGAGCGCGACAATTCGGACATGGGATTGCGTGAATTTGTATTCGGAACGCCTAAGGCGCTTCCTGCGCCAGTGACGGCAGCCGAATATCTGCCAATGAATACATTTGATGCCTTTGCATCATACTTTGCAACATCTACCACAGCACTTAGAGAAGAAGCTATGGCGGTTCCAACATTAGCTCGCGCTCGCAACATTATTTGCAGCACAGTTGCCAGCACTTATATTGATGTGTGGCAGAAATCAACAGAGACAAGAATTGAGCCGCCAAGAGTTATTAATCAACCTGATCCAAGAGTTCCGGGAGCAAATGTCTGGTCATGGATTGCTGAAGATATTATCTTCTACGGCTACGCATATTTAAGAGTCATAGATAGATACGCTGAAGATGGGCGCGTTAGAGCTGCCGAAAGAATTGCACCAACTCGCGTGACAGTCAAGACAAATGCGCGCAGCACAGAGATAACAGGCTATGCAATTGATGGCACGGCAGTGCCTAATCAAGACATTAAGGTATTTATGGGCATGGACGAGGGATTGCTAAATCGTGCAGGGCAGACTATTAAGGCAGGCGCTTGGCTAGAGCGCACGGCATTAAATTACGCAAGAGAGCCAGCGCCACTTACAGTTATGAAGACAAATGGCACGGCAATGCCAGCAGATCGCATTCGCACATTATTAGATTCTTGGAGCAGAGCGCGCAAAGAGCGAGCCACTGCATTCTTAAATGCCGATGTCGTGCTGGAGAAATTAGGGTTTAATCCTTCTGAAATTCAATTAAATGAAGCTAGACAATACATCGCCCTAGAGCTTTGCAGGGCAATTGGAATGCCAGCATGGTTCGCGTCTTCTGATCCGCAATCAAACACTTATTCAAATGCGATTAATCAGAGGCGCGACTTAATTGATTACAGCTTGAAGCCAGTGATGACAATTATTGAGCAAAGATTAAGCATGAGCGACTTTTTGCCTGCTGGACAATATGCGCGCTTCAACTTTGGCGAATTCTTGCGTGGCAATCCATTAGAGCGCGCGCAGGTTTATCAAATTCTGTCAGGCATTGGCGCAATTACACCTGAAGAAATCCGAAGAGAAGAGGACATGATCCGATGAAGATACAAGTGCCGCTAAAGATTACGGCAGCCGACACAAATGCTCGCACAATATCTGGGCGCATTGTCACATTTGATGAAGTCGCAGTGACTAGCGCAGGTCGCACTATATTCAAGGCTGGCTCTATTCCAATCAAATCAGTCAAGCTTAATTTAGAGCATGACCGCACTAGACCTATTGGCATGACTTTATCAATGGACGAAGTTGAAGAAGACGGCAGATATGTGGGCATAGATGCGACATTTAAGATTGCAAATACCACAGCAGGCACAGATGCACTGGAAGAAGCAATGTCTGGCTTGCGTGATGGCTTCTCAGTAGGCGTTGCAGTTGATGATTATGAGACAGTAGATGGCGCAATGGTAATTAGTAAGAGTGAGCTAGTTGAAGTCAGCTTAGTCACCGAGCCAGCCGTGCGATCAGCGCGTGTGACAGATGTAGCAGCGAGCGATGAAGAAGACAAAAAAGATTCTGAAGCCAAAGAGGTTTCAGATGTATCAACCCCGACCGAAGGAGAACAAGTGGAAGACACTACCGTTCAAAACGCTCCTGCCGTTGAAGAAACGGTGGAAGCTTCTTTGCAGGTGCAAGCAAATGCTCGCCCTGCGTTCTACACAAAGCCACGCATTGAGGTCACACCAGCGAAATATCTGGAGAACTCAATCCGCGCAACACTTGGCGATGACAATGCGCGCCAATACATCACGGCAGCAGATAACACCACCGACAACGCTGGTCTTATCCCTACACGCCAATTGACCGAGGTTATTAACGGTATTTCAACATTAGTGCGCCCATCAATTGATGCAATCTCTCGCGGTGTCTTGCCAGATGCAGGCATGAGCTTTGAGATTCCAAAGATTACAGTTGCGCCAACTGTTGCAATTACAGCCGAAGAAGCTGCACCATCTGAGACAGATCAGAATTCTGCATTTGTCACTGTCACTGTTCAAAAATATGCTGGACAACAGACATTCAGTTTAGAGCTTCTTGACAGATCATCACCATTGTTCTTTGAAGAATTAATCAAGAACATGGCTGCTGCATACGCTAAAGCAACAGATGCAAAGGTAAATCTTGCAGTGTATCAAGGTGCAACTGGCGATGCGACTACTACTGTCACATATCCAACTGCTGCTGAACTTCTTGGGATTGTCGCTCGCGGCGCTGCCTCGGTTTATGCAAACACACAAAGATTTGCAAAGTCAATGATTGTCAATACTGCACAGTGGGCAAATATCATGACACTTAATGACAGTGGTCGCCCAATTTACAATGCAGCACAGCCACAGAATGCTGGCGGTGTAGTTCGACCAGATTCAATCCGCGGCAATGTTGCAGGTCTTGACCTATTTGTCACAGCCAACACGGCTCAAGGCACTGACACAGATGGATCAATTCTTATTGTTGATCCTGAAGCCTACACTTGGTATGAATCACCAAGTGTTAAGTTGCAGACAAACTTAATCAGCAGTGGTCAAATCCAGTGCATGTATTACGGTTATGGCGCAATCGCAACAAAGATTGCAGCAGGATCGTTCCACAATAACAAGGCGTAATAGCCACCTAGTCATGGGCTGATTCGCTCCTGAGTCAGCCCAGCAGAGTCGAAAGGATCAGAGCTAATGCCAGCAATTATTACAGCCACACAGTTGCGAAATGTGCTTGGCGTTAGCTCTGCCCTTTATAACGATGCTTATTTAGAGCAAGTCATTGACAGCGCGGAAGACATAATCTTGCCGATGCTGGTGCAGAATAGTTCTAAAGTTGCTTATGTAAGCTTAAGCAATAATGTTGCTTATTACTTTACCGTGCGCCCACACGGCTTTACCACAGGGCAAAGCTTGGTTATTTCAGGATTGCCAGCGATATTTAACGGCACAAAGACCGTCACAAATGATTATAGATTTATAGGCGATTATTCGCCGCAATATGGTTATCCATATCCATTCTTACCTGCTGGATTTAACAGCACATATGTTGGTCAAGTATTCTCAGCCGCCGTCACGAATGCAGATGTCGAGCTTCAGCCAAGCATTCCGCAAGGCACGGCTTATCTATCAGGCTATAACGCGGCTGCCTTATACGCTTCCACGCCAGCCGTTGAGTCTGCCGTCTATGTAGTTAGCACAGAGATATTTCAATCCCGACTCTCGATAGGCGGTCAGCTTGAAGGCGTTGATTTCACACCTACGCCATTCCGTCTCGGCAGATCGTTGCTATCGAGAGTCCAAGCTTTGCTCGCGCCGTATGTTGATGTCGAAACGATGTGTCAATAATGCCAGCCAATTCAATTCAAGTAGATGTGCGCGATGCGCTTAAGACTGCATTTACTAACTTAGCTGCATCAACTTACAACAGTGTGCCAGAGTCAGTCATAAGCCCTGCGATTGTCTTAGTTCCAGGATCGCCATACTTTGAGCCACAATTACTTGGCAAAGCTAATGTCAAAATTAAAATTAATATAGTGGCAACAGCTATCGTGTCATATAACAGCAATCCAGCTTCGCTCGACAATATCGAGAAGCTAATTATCAGCATTCTGGCGGCTTTGCCTGCTGGATACATCGTGGGCGTGGTAGAGCGCCCACTGGTGACACAAATCGGGGCAGCTCAATACTTGACTGCCGACATCAACATATCTACCTATTACACACAAACCTAAGGAGCAACAATGGCAACGACCGTCATTACGGGGCGCGATCTAGTCTTGACGATCGCTACCAAGAACTATGATGAGCAAGCTTTATCAGCAACGCTCAGCAATGATCCAACGATTGAGACTTATCAGACTCTCTATCAAAAAGCCTACAAACACATTGACGATCAATGGGGCTTCGAAATGGAGATGCTTGCAGACTGGGGCGCAGCAGATTCTCTCTGTGAAGCACTTTGGACAGCAGCAGAGACCGCACCTAATACCACTTTGGCAGTGTCATTGACAGCTGTGACAGGTGCAGTCTTCACATTTAATGCAATGCCAGCATTCCCAAGCGTAGGTGGCACATCACCAGATGCACAGACCGTCTCATTCTCGTTCGTAGTAGTTGGCACACCTTCAGAGTCATTCACCTAAGATTAGGAGATCAGGAGCATGAAACTAGGACTTACAATCACATATAGCTCAGGCGATACAGTGACGGCAACGGTGCTGCCGCCTGAGTGGGTTAAGTGGGAGACAAAAACAGGGCGCAAGATTACAGACATCAAGGGTGACGACTTGCTGGGAATGTCTGACCTTGCGTTCTTGGCTTATGCAGCTCTTAAGCGAGAAGCTGCTGGCTCACCGTTAAAACCTTATGAAGCTTGGCTTGAGACAGTCGCAGAGATTGATCCCAATGAGCTAAGCCCAAAAGTCACGCCAGTGGCTCAGTCGGACGGCTAGTTGTCGAACTAGCAATCGCCACTGGTATCCCGATGTCCGAATGGTCATCGGCTGAAGACATCTTGACGGCTGTGGAAGTATTGGAGAAGCGCAATGGCAAGTGATCCAATCAGCTATGACAAGCGCGAGCTTGGCGCAATCAAGCGCGCGTTCAAAGCTATGGACGAACAGGCACTTGCCGAAGCTAAAGAGAAATCAAGTGCTTTGGCTGACTTCTTGCGCGGCAAGATTATTTCTGCATCGGCTGGGAGAAGTAAATCTGGCACAGCTGCTAGGCGTATTGCTGAAGGCTCTAAAGTAAGCAAATCATCAAAGCTTGGCGAATTGTCATTTGGCTACGCATCACAGCGATTCTCAGGCGGTGCAACTACGCAACAGCTATGGGGCGGCATGGAATTCGGGTCAAAGAATTTTAAGCAATTCCCTAGTTGGAATCCGCAAGGCTATTTTATTTATCCCACGCTTAGGGCAAATCAGAATGAATTGGTGAGACAATGGGAAGTCTCATTTGCAGAGATAGTTAAGAGGTTTGATTGATGGCTGGCTCAAGAACATTAAAGCTATCGATTCTTGCCGATGTTGATGATCTACGCAAAAAGCTAGGTGACGGCAGCAAAGAAGTCGAAGGCTTTGGCAGTAAGGTAGGCGATTTTGGCAAAAAAGCTGGCATTGCTTTAGGTGTCGCGGCGACTGCTGCTGCCGCTTATGCCGCGACTTTATTAATTGATGGCGTTAAATCAGCAATAGAAGATGAAGCTGCTCAAGCAAAATTAGCTGGCACTTTAGAGCGCGTAGCAGGTGCATCAAAAGAGACTGTCAAAGCTGTTGAAGATTACATAACAAAAACGGCATTAGCCACAGGTGTTGCAGATGACAAATTGCGCCCAGCCTTTGACAGATTAGTTCGCAGCACTGGAGATGTAAAAGGCGCGCAAGATGGATTGAATCTTGCTATGGATATAAGCGCAGCCACGGGCAAAGATATTGAAACAGTTAGCGCCGCTTTAGGCAAAGCATTTGATGGCAATGTCACATCGTTAGGCAAATTAGTTGGCGGCTTTGAAGCTTCAGAACTAAAAGGCAAAACACTTGCAGATTTGATGCCGACATTAACTGAACGCTTTGGCGGCGCAGCTCAAGAGCAAGCCGAGACATTTGCTGGCAAAATGGCAAGACTTGGTGTTGCATTTGATGAAGCTAAAGAAACTGCTGGATCATTCATACTAGATGGCATCACGCCACTTATCACAGCATTCGTAGATAAAGGAATTCCGGCAATTCAAGAATTTGCCGATGAAATTGGCCCGAAGTTAAAGCCAATTATTGAAGGTATTTCAAATTTTGTCCAAGAAGTTTTATTGCCTGCTTTCAAAAAGTGGTATGAATTTATTTACACGAAACTGATACCGTTTTTAATTACTACTTTCAAACCTGTATTTGAAGGATTAAAAACTGCATTCAATACGGTTAAAGATGCAATAGATGACAACAAAGAAGGCTTTGACAAATTAAAGCCAGTCATAAAGGCTGTCGCAGAGTTTATTCGTGACAAAGTTGCGCCAATCCTAAGCGGCGCATTCAAAAAAGCTCTTGAGACTATTGGCACAATCGTAGGCGGCTTGATAGATGGCTTTGGTTCATTGGCTGGGTTTATTGGCGATGCTTACAATGTGATGAAGAAGTTAGTGGATTTAATTAAAAACAATCCTTTAGTCAAGGGAATAGGCAATGTAGTTGGTGGAATCTTTGGCGGTGGCAAGGCAGCAGGCGGCCCAGTCAAGGCAGGCACTTCTTATGTCGTAGGCGAGCGCGGCGCTGAGATGTTCGTGCCAAAGACCGATGGCGTGATAATTCCGAATAACAAAATGGGCGGCGGTGGCGTGGTCAATAACTTCAACATCAATGTGTCTGGCGCTTTAGATCAAGAAGGTGTCGCTCGGCAGATAGTTGATATCCTAAATAACAGCTTCTATCGAGGCACGGTTGGAGCTGGTGGGCTGGTCACTACATGACCGCATATACACCTGAATGGAAGGTGTTGATTAATAGCGTTGAGTTTCAGAATATAACGCTGGCTAATCTGACTATTACATCTGGGCGCACAAATATTTATGAGCAGGCAGTGGCAGGCTATTGCAATCTAAGCCTGATAAAGCTCGATAATACGGTGACAACCCTTGACATTAATGACGGCGTGACCGTTGAGCTGCGCGACACTTCAGGCGTTTATGTGCCTATCTTTGGCGGCTCGATAGCTGAGTATTCAACAGAATTGTCGTCTGTCGGCACGGTGACATCAGTTGAGACGATTAACATTCTGGCACTTGGCGCGCTGTCTAGGCTGCCACGATCTTTGACAAATGGTGTCTTGAGCAAAGACTTTGACGGTAATCAGATTTATACCATTTTGGAGCAGGTCTTATTCGGTCGCTGGAATCAAGTGCCTGCCGCCCTTACATGGGCAGCCTATGAGCCTACTGAGCAATGGCTAAACGCCTTAAATACAGGGCTGGGCGAAATAGATAGACCCGGAGACTATGAACTGACTGCCAGATCATCAAGTGTCACCGATGTTTATTCTTTGGTAGCAGCTTTGGCAACTTCAGGTCTGGGCTATATTTATGAAGATGCAGCAGGTCGGATTGGCTACGCCGACAGCACACATCGCAGCCAATATCTTGCTGTCAATGGTTATGTTGATCTTGCTGCTAATACCGATGCACTTGCTAGGGGCTTAA